ATTAACAGACAAACAAACGGCACTCGTCGACACCATCGTAGCAACTGGTTGCAGTATAACAAAAGCGTCTGAACTTGCAGGATATGCCAAGGGTGAGAGTGGTAGAGTGACTGCTAGCAAGGCTCTTAAGCTTCCTCATGTGCAGGAATATATGATGAGGCAGATACAGGAAACGATTGGAATCAATGCTACAAAAGCTGTACAACAGGTTGCAAAGCTAGCAACAGGTGCAAAGAGTGAGTATGTTCAGCTTGAAGCGAGCAAGGATATACTAGACCGAGCAGGGTATAAACCTATTGATAGAGCACAGGTACAAGTTGCTGGAGACATTCGGGTTAACATAGATCTGGGGTAGCGGAGGAGCGAGACGCAAGTATCGAGCGAGGGAGCGGTAAGTGTGGCAAGTTCTTAGTTACTGGTAGATGCTTGCTATGTAGAGGGGGGGTCAAAAACGGCGGCACTGGTTGCCATAGTGATCTACAACAAACATTTTTCTTGAAAAAGGCTCGGTCTGTGTTAGAAGCAATTATATTTTTATTCTGAGAGGTATTCAATGGAAAGGACTCCAGCCAATACAATAAACGAAATGATCCGCTCTATTATTCCTGTAAGAAGACCTGATAGCTTTGAAGATAAAGCTGCACTTACAATAATGAGATTAGAAGGTTTAAGATTTTCTAAGGAATTTCCTAATATGGTTGAAGCTTACAAAGAGCCTAATGGTACTATAACTTCTGGGTATGGCGACAATAGTCCTATTTATAAAGAGGGCGATTTAAGTACAGTAAAAGAATCAGAGAGAAGACTTAGAGAAATAAATATTCCTAGAGAATTAAACAAAGCAAGAATGCTATTTCCTAATTTTGATTCTTTTCCAATGGATGACAGAGTTAATATATTTGCAGAAGTTTTTAGAGGGTCATTTAAATCAGATCATGACACAGTAAAATTTATAAATAGCGGTAATTATATTAAAGCTGCCGCAGAATTTTTAGATAATGATGAGTATAAAAGAGCTAAAAAAGAAGGTCTTGGTACTGCTGCAAGAATGGAAGCAGCGGCTACAGCTATTAGAAACTTAGGTGGCTCTATAAAGCCAAAAGCTAGGGAGTATAAATAATGGGATTTCCATTAGAATTAATTACTATGCTAGGCTCTACAGTCTTAGGCGGTGTTATGTCTTTGTGGGGTCAGGCTTTAAAGGCAAGAATGGAAAACAATAAGATGTTGTTACAGCGTGGCGAGTTCCGCGCTACTGCTGCCAAAGATGCTAGAGAATACGGTAGAAAAGATACCCATTTTGCCTGGACACGTAGGCTTATTGCTCTTGGTGCAGTGTTTTCTATTATTGTATTACCTAAAGTAGCTGCAATATTTTACCCAGAAGTAGGTGTTGTGGTTGGTTATTCAGAGATACAAGGTAATATATTTTCTTTCTTAGTAGGTTCCGATAGCGAAAAGGTTATTTGGAAGGAAGCAGCAGGGTTTGTTATTACACCCCTAGATACACACATTGTTAGTGCTATTGTTGGGTTGTATTTTGGTGCAGGATTTGCAAAATGAAGACAGAAGCGTGGACTAGAAAAGAAGGTAAAAACCCTAAAGGTGGCCTTAATGCAAAGGGTCGAGCAAGTTATAAAAAGGGTACACTTAAACCGCCAGTTAAGAGCGGTGACAACCCTAGACGCGCTTCTTTCTTAGCAAGAATGGGTAATATGAGAGGGCCAGAAAGAGATTCCAAAGGAAAGCCAACACGTTTACTTCTTAGCCTTAAAGCGTGGGGTGCGTCTTCTAAAGCGGATGCAAAGAAAAAGGCTAGTATGATTAGCAAAAGGAATAAAAAAAATGCCTAATGTAAAAGGAAAGAAGTTTTCATACACACCTAAAGGTATAGCAGCCGCTAAAAAAGCAGCAATGCCACCTAAAAAGAAACCAGCAAAGAAGAAAAAGTAATGGCTAAAGGTTTATACGCAAACATAAATGCTAGGAAGAAGAAGGGTATTAGTAGACCAAAGTCTAAGAGTACTATTACAGACAAGGCATACAAGAATATGAAGGCTGGGTTTCCTAAAAAGAAAAAGAAATAGGGGGTCAACCCTATCAACTCTGTCAACTAAGTATATACCCCTGTCCATACTGTCCACTAATGAGTAAACAATGAGTTTTATATCTACATTATCCCGACAAGAGCTAGAAGTTTTAAGAACAGTTGTTAAGACTGTAAACTTTAAACACTACCCAAAAGATTTCTGCACAAACTATGAGGCAGATAAACTTATTGATTCTCTAGCACCTTCCACTGTAGAGAAAATAATGCGTGTAGGTGTAGATTCTGGAATTGTGAACAAGTGATTGACTTTAAATACAAGCCTGATGGAGAAACCCTAAAACAATTTATGAAAGACGATACTTTCTTTCGTGGTATACGTGGGCCAGTAGGATCTGGTAAATCTGTTGGGTGTTGTGTTGAAGTCTTTCGCAGAGCTTTAATGCAAAAGAAAAACGCACAAGGTATTAGGCGCAGCCGATGGGCTATCATTCGTAATACCAACCCACAGCTTAAAACAACAACAATAAAAACTTGGCTTGATTGGTTTCCAGAAAGCGATTGGGGTAAGTTTACTTGGTCTGTTCCATACACTCACAATATTAAAAAGGGCGATATAGAGTTAGAAGTTTTATTCTTAGCCCTTGACCGCCCTGAAGATGTCAAAAAATTGCTATCCCTCGAACTTACTGGCATCTGGATCAACGAAGCTAGAGAAATACCTAAGAGTATTATTGATGCGTGTACCATGCGCGTAGGGCGGTTTCCTTCTATGCGTGAAGGAGGCCCAAGTTGGACTGGTGTTATTGCAGATACCAACGCTCCAGAGGAAGATCATTGGTGGCCTATTATGTCAGGCGAAGTTCCGATACCAGATCACATACCAAGAGAGCAAGCAAAGATGCTTGTTAAGCCTGATAACTGGTTATTCTTTACGCAACCTTCTGGAATGACTGAAAAGCTTACTAAAGAAGGTGAGATAGATCGTTACGAAATAAATAAAAAAGCAGAAAATTGTAACAATATGATGGACTCCTACTATCCTAACCTTATACAAGGTAAGACAAAGAGTTGGATTGATGTCTATGTTATGAATAGACTAGGAACAATTAAAGATGGAAAGCCTATATATCCTATGTTTGTAACAGAAACACACGTTGCTAAAGAAGAAATACCAGTCGCAGCAGGTAATCCGCTCTATATTGGGCTTGACTTTGGGCTAACACCTGCGGCAGTTCTTGGTCAAAAAGTAAGAGGTAGATGGTTTGTACAGTCAGAAATTGTTGCGTTTGATATGGGTATTGTTAGATTTGCTGAAGTTCTTCGTGAAGAGATTGCCACTCGGTTTTCTGGGGTTTCTGAAGTTCTTATATATGGCGATCCTGCTGGTGATTTCCGCGCGCAAACCGACGAGTCCACCCCTTTCCATGTCCTTCGAGGCGCTGGTCTTAGAGCATATCCCGCTCCGTCTAATTCCGTTGACCTTAGACTTGAGTCGGTTAATTCGCAGCTCAACAAAATGTCTGAAGGCAAGCCTGCGTTTTTGGTAGATAGACGTTGCGCGCAGTTAATTAAGGGCTTTGAAGGTGGGTATCAGTACCGAAGAATGGAAGTATCTGGAGAAAGATACGCTGATAAACCAGATAAAAATATGTACTCACACATACACGATGCATTGCAGTATATGCTTCTTGGCGCAGGAGAAGGTAGAGCATTGATGAATAATCAAGTAGCTGCAAAACCTACAATAGCTAGGACTAACTTTGATGTTTTTGCTAAACAAAAGTCTCCAAGACGTAGACAGGGATTATGGTCGCGTATGTAATTGTGCGTTGAATTATTATTTATTCTATGCTTATCGGGCATAAACAACAAAGAGGTATATTATGTGTTTAGGTATGGGCGGTGGTAAGCCTAGAAATCCAGGAACTTTTGAAGAGTATCGTTTAAAGAAAAGCGAAAAAGGTCAGCAGCCAACAAAAGCTGAGTATGATGCTGCTGTAAAAAGATTTGAAGATTCTGGTGGGGATATGGATGCTAAAACTGTAGAAGAACAACAGGCAGAACAAGAAGCTAGTATAGAAGAAGCTAAAAAAACTGAAGCACAAAAAATTGCAGAATCCAAAAGCGAAGCATTAGAAGAGCAAATGAGTTCATTATCAGCACCATTATCATCAATGGTTAAAAGGCAAGGTGAACTTGGTGTAAAAAGAAAAGGCTCAAAAGGTAGGCGCTCATTATTAACTGGTAGCGGTATGGGATATTATAGCAAGTTTAATGCATAGGATAAAACATGATAGAAGATCCAGTAGCAAAAAAATACCTTGAGCAATATGAAAGAGCCAAGGCTAAAAGAGAAAATTTCGTACCATTGTTTGAAGAGTGTTACGAATATGCGTTACCTCAACGAGAATCTTTTTATAATGAGACAATAGGTCAACGCAGAGATGATAAGATATTTGATGAGACTGCTGTTGTAGGCGTACAAGAGTTTGCATCAAGATTACAATCAGGTCTTGTTCCTAACTTTGCTAGGTGGGCTGATTTAACTTCTGGTTCTGAAGTTCCAAAAGCAGAACGAGATTTTGTTAACAATGAACTAGATGAGGTAACTGAATATGTTTTTGAAATACTCCAAAATTCTAACTTTTCCCAAGAAGTGCATGAGTCTTTTATGGACTTGGCTGTCGGGACTGGCGTCTTGGCTGCGGAAGAAGGTGACTCGCTAAACCCTATAAGGTTTTCTGCGATACCACTACCCCATGTAATACTTGATACTGGGCCTGATGATCGTATTGATCATGTATTTAGAGAAAGAAAAAATATTAGATTTGATCAGCTACAGATATTATATCCTGATGCTATATTAAATGATAAAATACAAAACATGATGCAAAATGGAACTAATAACACAACAACAGTTCTTGAATTAATATGTCGTGATTATTCTAAAATGAATGAAGAAGCGTATCTTAGCTATGCTTTTTGTATGACTACACAATCTGTTATTTATTTCAAACAAATGTCAGGTGTAGGCTCTAATCCATTTATTTGTTTCCGTTGGTCTAAATGTGCAGGTGAAGTGTATGGGCGTGGGCCATTAATGAATGCACTCTCTGCGATTAAAACAACTAACTTAACAATAGAGTTAATACTTGAGAATGCACAGATGTCTATCTCTGGTATATATCAAATGGATGATGATGGTGTTGTTAACCCAGATACAATACAGCTTGTTCCAGGATCTATCATACCAAAAGCTATTGGATCAGCAGGACTACAGCCAATACAAGCAGCAGGTGGATTTGATGTAGCGCAACTTGTTCTTGGTGACATGAGGTTAAATATTAAACGTGCATTGTATAACGATATGTTGGGCAATCCAGATAGAACTCCTGCATCTGCTACTGAGGTTGCAGAGCGTATGGCTGATTTATCAAGAAGAATTGGCTCTGCATTCGGTAGATTGCAAGCAGAGTTGGTGCAACCAGTATTGCAAAGAGTTATTTACATACTAAAGAAACAAGGAAGAATAGATTTACCTACTGTTAACGGCAGAGAAGTAAAAATTAAGTCTGTATCTCCACTAGCACAAGCGCAAGCTAACCAAGATATTACCTCTGTTGCTAGATTCTTAGAGCTTATTCAAGGTAGGTTTGGCCCTGAGATGATGCAGCTTCTTGTTAACTCTGAAGAAACTGCCGCTTTCCTTGCTAAAAAATTTGGTGTACCTGATACCTTGATTCGCGACGAAGAAGAGCGTAAGCAGTTAGTTGCGATGGCACAACAAATGGCTCAACAGCAACAAATGATGCAAGGGGAGCCGCAACAACAGGAGCAAGTAGTTGAGCAATAAAAAACAAACTAAGCAAATTAATGTTGGGGTAGACGGCTACCAAAGACCAAAAGAAGCAGACGAGCAAATAAGCCAAAACGTGGCGCAGTTATTTAGTTCTGATACTGGCAAAGAAGTTCTTAGATATTTAAGATCTATAACTATTGATTTAGTTCACGGTCCTAATGTGAGTACTGAAGAGTTACGCCATATAGAAGGGCAACGATTTGTTATCGGCCTTTTAGAAACTAGAATTAATCATGCACACAGGATAAAATCAAATGGCTGAAGAAGCAGAAACACTTATACAAGAAACACCAGAAGAAGTTGCACCAGAAAGACCCGAGTGGCTTCCAGAAAAATTTAATGATCCTGCTGAGTTAGCTAAATCATATAGCGAATTAGAATCTAAACTTGGTGCTAAGCGTGAAGATATTATAAAAGAGCATGATGCAGAAAGGTTTATTAACCGCCCAGAAACTAAAGGTGGTTATGAGCTTCCTGATATTGTAGATTCAGAGTCTGCAACAGATAATGAACTTCTTAACTGGTGGTCTGAACACGCTTTTAATAATGGGTTTGGCCAAGATCAGTTTAAAGAAGGCATAGAGATGTACGCTAAAGCTATTGATGCGGCAATGCCTAAGAATGATTTAGCAGCAGAGCAAAAAAAGCTAGGAGATAATGCTAACACAAGAATAGAAGCTGTTAGTATGTTTGCTAATAAATACTTTCCAGATGAATTAAGTGGTGCTGTAGAAAGATTAGGCGAAACAGCAGAGGGCATTATGCTTATTGAGCATATTATGTCACAAAATAAAGACACTCAAATTTCTGCTGAATCTTCTCCTGTTGCTACATTTGGAGAAGCAGACCTTCAAGCTATGATGCAAGATGAAAGATACTGGAACGCAACAAGACGCGATCCTAATTTTGTTAAGCAAGTAGATGATGGTTTCAAAAAATTATATGGATAAAGTTCTTATAAGTCATGGGAGCCTACAAATGGTTCCCATGCAGAAACGCCATGTAATTCCTATGTACAGCACAATGAGCCGAGAAAATTTATTTGAAGCTGAAGTTGTATATAAAGTTGATTTAATGAAAACTCTTATTCAATACTCAGAAACACCTGATGTTTTTGCTATAGAGAACAGTAAAGAGCCTCTAGCTATTGTAGGTATAACAGGTATTACACACCAGCAAGCAGTAATGTGGACAGT